GAATTAATTAAGGTAGCTAAAGAAGCTATTGTTGATTCAGATGATGATTTATCAGCTGATCGTCTTAAAAATGCAGCTGCAACTAAAAAGCTAGCTATATTTGATGCGTTTGAAATACTTAAACGTATTGAAGACGAGGAAAACATACTAAATAATAAAACTGTAGAAAAGAAGGAAAATTCTTTTAAAGGTTTTGCTGAAGGAAGATCTAGATAATGTACGAGCAATCATTATTTAAAATATTACCTAACCACATTAAGCCTAAAGTAATAGATAAAAAAAATAGGTATAATAAATGGGAGTACGGTTACAATGAAGAGTTTGATGTTGTTGTAATTAGTAAGACTGGTAAAATAGGTGATATATACGAAATACAAAATTTAAAAATAGCTTTACCAAAAAGTGAAGATGTTTATAAATTTGAAGATAACAAATGGAAACCGTTTGAATATCCAAAAGAATTACAAAGAATAAAAACTATATTCGATTGGAAAGCGTACGATGAAGATTTCAAAGAAAAATGGTACGATTATATCGACAATGAGTTTAAACGTCGTGAACAAGGTTTTTGGTTTAATAACAAAAACAAACCTACTTATATTACTGGCACTCACTATATGTATTTACAGTGGTCCAAAATCGACGTTGGAAACCCAGACTTTAGAGAATCAAATAGGTTATTTTATATATTTTGGGAAGCTTGTAAAGCAGATAGAAGATGCTTCGGCATGTGTTATCTTAAAAACAGACGATCAGGATTTTCTTTTATGGGATCTGGAGAAATTGTTAACCAAGCTACAATATCAAGTGATGCTAGATTTGGTATATTATCAAAATCAGGACCTGATGCAAAAAAAATGTTTACTGACAAGGTTGTACCTATTTCAGTTAACTACCCGTTCTTTTTCAAACCCATACAAGACGGTATGGATAGACCGAAATCAGAACTTGCGTATAGAGTTCCAGCGTCTAAGCTTACAAGACGGAACATCACTTCAACAGATAGACCAGAAGAACTTGAAGGGCTTGATACAACCGTTGACTGGAAAAACACTGGGGACAACAGTTATGATGGTGAAAAATTAAAACTACTAGTACACGATGAAAGTGGAAAGTGGGAGAGACCTAATAATATTTTAAACAACTGGCGAGTAACTAAAACTTGTTTACGATTAGGTTCTAGAATCATTGGTAAGTGTATGATGGGTTCAACATCAAATGCTTTAGATAAAGGTGGTGAAAACTTTAAAAAACTTTATTATGCATCAGATGTCACAAAAAGAAACCGCAATGGACAGACTAGCTCAGGATTATATAGTTTGTTCATACCTATGGAATGGAACTACGAAGGATTCATCGATTCTTATGGCGCACCTGTATTCGAAACGCCAACAGAAGATACACGTGGACCTTTTGGAGATCCAATAACTCAAGGCGTAATAGAGAATTGGCAAAATGAAGTCGATGGTTTAAAAAACGACCAAGATGGTTTAAATGAATATTATAGACAATTTCCTCGCACAGAGGAGCATGCTTTTAGAGATGAAGCAAAACAGTCTTTATTTAACTTAACAAAAATATATCAGCAAATAGATTATAACGCTGATTTACAAAATACAGCTACCATAACAACAGGTAGCTTTCAATGGGAGAATGGTATTAAAGATACTAGAGTTTTATTTTACCCAAATAAAGACGGTAGGTTTAAAATATCTTGGGTACCACCATCTGATTTACAGAATAGAATAGTTATTAAAAACGGTATTAAATATCCGGGAAATGAACACTGCGGTGCTTTTGGTTGTGATAGCTATGATATATCTGGTACAGTTGATAAAAGAGGTTCTAATGGATCTTTACACGGGCTCACAAAGTTTTCAATGGAAAACGTACCACCAAATTTATTTTTTTTAGAATACATAGCTAGACCGCAAACTGCTGAAATATTTTTTGAAGATGTTTTAATGGCTTGTGTTTTTTACGGTATGCCTATTCTTGCAGAAAATAATAAACCAAGATTACTTTATCATTTTAAAAGAAGAGGTTATAGAGGTTTTTCTATGAATCGGCCGGATAAGCTTTTAAATAAGCTTTCGGTTACAGAAAGAGAAATAGGTGGAACACCCAACTCTAGTGAAGATATGAAACAAGCACACGCGGCTGCTATTGAAACCTATGTTGAAGAAAATGTAGGCGAGACAGTTGATGGCTATGGCAACATGTATTTTCAAAGAACATTAGAAGATTGGGCTAAATTTAATATAAATAACAGGACAAAACACGATGCTTCTATTAGCTCTGGTTTAGCTATAATGGCTTGCAATAAAAATAGATATACACCTGTTGCTAAAAAAGAATACAAAACTATCGATTTAGGAATTAAACGATATGATAACACTGGAACATCGTCAAAAATTATAAGATAAATGAAAGTATACACTAATACTAACAGCTCTTTTCCTAGCCAAGTGGTTAGCGATGAAGTAAAAGCAAGTTTAGACTACGGCATACAAGTCGCTAGAGCTATCGAAGGAGAGTGGTTTCAAGAAGGTAGATCTGGAAACAGATATGCTCAAAGTTATAGTAATTTTCATCAATTAAGATTATACGCTAGAGGTGAACAATCAATAGCTAAATATAAAGATGAGTTATCGATTAATGGTGATTTATCTTATTTAAATTTAGACTGGAAACCTGTACCTGTCATACCTAAGTTCGTAGACATTGTAGTTAATGGTATGTCTAATAAATCTTACGACATTCAAACAGTTGCTCAAGATCCTTTCTCTTTAGAACAAAAATCAAAATACGCTCAAGCTGTTTCTAGAGATATAAACATGAAAGGCACTTTAGATAAATTTAAGCAAAATTTAGGTTTAGATTTGTATAATGTTTCTAACCCAATTGATCTACCAGCTAGTCAAGAAGAGTTAGATCTATATATGCAAATGAGTTATAAGCAAACTGTAGAAATTGCTGAAGAAGAACTTATAGAAAACACATTAGCAGTAAATAAATACGACGAAACTAAAAAAAGACTAGCTTACGATTTAACTGTACTAGGTGTAGCTGCTACTAAAACAAGTTTTAATGAATCCGAAGGTATAACTATTGATTACGTGGATCCAGCGTATATGGTTTACTCATATACTGAAGATCCAAATTTTGATGATATATATTATGTAGGTGAAGTTAAATCAATAACAATAGCTGAACTTAAAAAACAATTCCCTAATATATCTGATGCTGAATTAGATCAAATACAAAAAATGCCAGGAAATTCTCAGTATATAACTGGTTGGGGTAATTACGACGAAAACACTGTTCAAGTTATGTATTTTGAATACAAAACTTATATGGATCAGGTTTTTAAAATAAAACAAACAGAACAAGGTCTTTTAAAAGCTATAGAAAAAACTGATGAGTTTAATCCTCCGCCAAATGATAATTTTGAAAGAGTTAGTAGAACTATAGAGGTGTTATATACAGGCGCTAAAGTTTTAGGTAACAATCATATGTTGGAATGGAAACTAGCTGAAAATATGACAAGACCATCAGCTGATTCGACTAGAGTGGAAATGAATTATTGTATAGCTGCTCCTAGAATGTATAAAGGTAGAATTGAATCAATAGTAAGTCGTATTACTGGTTTTGCTGATATGATTCAATTAACTCATTTAAAACTACAGCAAGTAATGTCTAGAATAGTACCTGATGGTGTATTCTTAGATATGGATGGTTTAGCAGAAGTCGATCTAGGTAATGGTACAAATTACAACCCAGCTGAAGCTCTTAACATGTATTTCCAAACTGGTAGTGTTGTGGGTAGATCACTTACACAAGACGGTGGAATAAATGCTGGTAAAGTTCCAGTTCAAGAATTAGCATCATCTTCTGGTCAAGCTAAAATACAAAGTTTAATTGGTACATACGAGTATTATTTAAAAATGATACGTGATGTAACTGGATTAAATGAAGCTAGAGATGGTTCAATGCCTGATAAAGATTCTTTAGTTGGATTACAAAAATTAGCTGCTAATGCTTCTAATACAGCTACAAAACATATATTGCAATCTTTATTATACATAAGTCTTAGAGTTTGTGAAAATATAAGTTTAAAAGCTGCGGATTTATTAAAGAATCCTTTATTAAAAAATTCTTTAGCAAACTCTATAAGTACTTTTAATACTAATACATTAGAAGAGTTAATTAACCTACAGCTGCATGATTTTGGTATTTACTTACAATTAGAACCAGAAGAAGAAGATAAAGCTAAGTTAGAACAAAATATACAAGTAGCTTTGCAAACAGGTGGTATATCTTTATCTGATGCTATTGATGTTAGAGAGATAAAAAATATAAAGCTAGCCAACAAATATTTAAAACTTAGACAACAACAAAAAATAGAAAGAGAACAGGCTCAAGCCCAGCAAAATATTCAAGCTCAAGCGCAGGCTAACGCTCAAGCTTCAGAAGCTGCTGCTTTAGCTGAAGTTCAAAAACAACAAGCTCTTACACAAGAAAAAGTTAGTATAGAACAAGCTAAGTCTCAATTTGAAATACAACGTATGCAAACAGAGGCTCAAATTAAAAAGCAGTTAATGGCTGAAGAGTTTGGTTATCAAATACAATTAGCTCAAGCAAGAGCTAAAGCAGAAAGAGATAAGGAAGAAAAAATAGAAGATCGTAAAGACGAAAGAACAAGAATACAAGCAACTCAACAATCAGAGATGATAGCTCAAAGAAAAAACGATGAGTTACCTAAAAACTTTGAATCTGCTGGGTTTGATACTCTTGGAGGTTTTGGACTTGAACAGTTTGAACCTCGGTGAGAATAAATTTTTAACTATTTAATTATATTATATTATGTCAGAAGTAAAACAAGAAGGAGAGTTTTCTTTAAAAGGTAAGAAAACTAAACCAAAAGATTTAGGAAAATCTACAAATGAAGTTGTAAAAGTTGATTTGTCAACTCCTGTAGAAAAACAAGTTGAACAAAAAATTACTAAAGTAGTAATTGGTTCAGAAGAAAAACAACCAGAAGAAAATGCCGATACAAAGCAAGAAGCAGCAGACGTGGTTGCAGATCAACAATCCGGAGTTATACAAGAAGTGGTTAAAGAAGTATCATCAGAACAAAGCGCCGTTCAAGATGAAGCTCCAATCATTCAAGAAATAAAAGAGGAAGAAGTACAAAAAGAAGTAAAACAAGTTGAGCAACAAGTAAAAGAAGCTATTAGAGATGAAAAGGTATTAGGTAAACCACTACCAGAAAACATCGAAAAACTAGTTTCATTCATGGAAGAAACAGGAGGTGATATTAATGATTATGTCCGTTTAAATGCTGATTACTCTAGTGTTGATTCAAACACGTTATTAAAAGAATACTATAAAAAAACAAAACCTTATTTAGAAGGTGATGATATAAATCTTTTACTTGAAGAATTTTCTTATGATGAAGATTTAGAAGAGGAAAGAGATATACGTAAGAAAAAGCTTGCGTTTAAAGAAGAAGTTGCAAAAGCCAAAAACTTTTTAGAGGAAACTAAGAGTAAATACTACGACGAGATCAAGTTGAGACCGGGCGTAACTCAAGAACAAAAAAAAGCAATGGACTTTTTCAATCGATATAATGATCAGCAAACAAAAACTGAGCAACAACATGAAGAGTTTAAAAACCAAACTAAACAACTTTTTAACGAAGATTTCAAAGGTTTTGATTTCAACTTAGGTGAAAAAAAGTTTAGATATGGTGTAAAAGAACCTTCAAAAGTTGCAGAGAACCAATCAAACATTAATAATCTTGTAGGGAAGTTCCTTAACGAAGATGGTAGTGTAAAAGATCCGGTTGGTTACCACAAAGCTATGTACGCTGCTTCAAATGCTGACACTATTGCAAATCATTTTTATGAACAAGGTAGAGCTGACGCTGTTAAAGAAGTTGTCAATAGTTCTAAAAACCCCAGTTCAGCCCCAAGGCAAATCGCTCAAAGTGATTTTAAAGATGGTATTAAAGTAAAAGTGTTAAACAACGATGCATTAAGTGCATCAAAATTAAAAATTAAAAAATTTGGATTTAACAATTAAAACAATTAAAAAATGGCTTTAACACCAGAATTCGGTTCAATTAAACCGAGTCAAAAACAACAATTACTATCTGATAACTATTTAAATTTTACAGATGGATCAGGAAAGAATTTTTCACAACAATATTTACCTGAAATTTACGAGCAAGAAGTAGAGCGTTATGGAAACAGAACTCTTTCTGGATTCTTGCGAATGGTAGGCGCTGAAATGCCTATGACTTCTGACCAAGTAGTATGGTCTGAACAAAACCGATTACATATCGCTTATGATTCTGTAACTGCTTCATTAGAAAATGAACTAACGTTTGTTTTAGGTGGAACTGGTAAAACTTTTGTAGATAATGTAATTTCAAAAAACCAAACTATTGTAGTTTTGGATCCTGCTACAGGTCTTGAAGTTACTGCTATTGTTACGCAAGTTACAAACACAGCAACTCTAGCAACTCTCCAAGTCGCCACTTATACTGGCGCTAATCTTTTTACTACTTTCCCTTCTGAGAACCGAACTGGTCTTAAGATTTTTGTATACGGTTCTGAGTTTGCAAAAGGAACTGGAGATGCAGATCTTGTGTCAGTAACTCCTTCTTTCACTCAATTTTCTAACTCACCTATCATCATCAAATCTAAATACGCTATTTCTGGATCTGATACTGCGCAAATCGGTTGGGTTGAAGTTGCTACTGAAGACGGAACT